TGTCAGCTTCCGTTTGGGGCCTTCACAGGCTTTCATTCGGTCGCTCGCGCACTCTCATGCGACGGATATCTGGCTACGTAATAGTAGCAGTGCTCACGCACTAGGTCTTAAGCCTCAGGTTACTAAGGTTAACGCATCTGTTCTGAATTCGAACAGAACCCCTATTGAGACGGCCTCGCGTAGGCTAGCCGAAAGGTGATAGGGTATCAGATGTGTTTCTGGGGAACTGCATGACAGTCGGTAGTTATGTTAGAGACAGGACGAGTCTTGTCGCTAACCGGATTGACGGTGCCCTTCAAGGCACAACAAGTCCGTCTGGCTCGTATCGTAGCAAAACGTGGAACGGCGCTGACAGTCCTAAAAGAACTGACAAAGCTGGCTACGTCAAACGCTATTATACCGTACCGGTCGAGTATGAAGTAGTTGACCGTAAGGGTCGCCGTAAGGTGATCAAGAAAGTTAGCACTCGATCGTTTCGCGAGTACCCACCACGGAAGCGTGATGCGTACAAGGTTCCGAATGCCTACACGATGACTGGCAACAACTTCGAGTATGCACCAATTCGCTATTATCACGACGTGATAACGAAGGCGACAGGTGCAACCACTAATAGAACCATCTATGACGGGTATATATTCGTTAATTTCCCGGGTTGGGTCTCTCTAACTGCGAATGATCAGATCGAACTGGTTAATAAACTTCGCGAGCAAATGCGTGGGTCGGACTTCAACTTAGCTGTGTTCCTCGGTGAGGGACATCAGTCGTTGAAATTGATCGCCGACAGCGCCATAAAGATAGCTGAAGCTTTGACATACGTCCGAAAGGGCAACGTGATCAAGGCCGCAGACGTTTTAAGGCGCACCGCACCCGACGCCGTAAGGCTAAGGGCCAAACCTACTCGAGAATTGAAGACTGTCTCGAGTAATTGGCTAGAACTGCAGTGGGGCTGGTTACCCCTGCTGGGAGACATGAAGACTGGAGCAGAGCAGCTGGCTCACCGTCTCAACGTCCCTTTTCGGCAACGGATTCGCGCACGGATCAAGAAAAGGCAAGCAATTGCTGATTCTCCGTATGTGGGTCTTCGCGCCGCTTCGCTGTATTCAACAGCGCATCGACAAATCGTCGCCACCGTCAGCGAACCTCTGAGTCTACCTGCCCTCTCAGGCATGTTAGATCCGGAGTTAGTTGCATGGGAACTCTTGCCATTCTCCTGGATGGCGGATTATGTAGCCCCTATTGGGGATTACCTTGCGGCTCGCTCATTTGCGAACCGACTTAGTGGAGTCTTTGTTACCTCAAACTATGACGTCGTGAGATGTCAAGGCCTGACAGAGTCCAGAGCGGACTTTGGTGCTACGTTTACCAAAACGTGGGCGCCTAATGGCAATCCGGGTGACTATAGTTGGTTTCGAACTAACCGAACTGTCTCGACAGTCCTGGACGTACCGATGCCAGTGGTTAAGCCACTGAATAAGATACTGTCTTGGAGGCACTGCGCTAATTCTATCGCAGCTCTGTCACAAATTGTCCTCACGGGCAAAGTGTCGCCAACTCTTTCGCGAATAATGGGCAACGACGTTAAGTCCCTTAATCAAGGACCGCGTCTAGGCCGTACTCGCGACGAACCTTACTACTGGCCCCTAAAAGGCTCATTGTAAGGCTTTTAAACCAACTCATCATTTATGACACTACGTGATGTTTTATCCTTTCTGTGTGCAAAAACTATGTCTGCTATTGCAACATTGGTAGCGTTCGATGGCGCGGCTACTCCGGTCGTGCATAACCTGCTTGCGGAATCCGTAAGCCGAGATGGTCAAACGGTCGAGGCGATCTGGCGCGAAAATCTGGTATCACTACCAGTCTACGCTCAGGTCAATGCCAAGATGCGAAAGACCAAACTCCCATCGGGTGTTTACAAAACGACGTGCCGTACTGAGGTTCCAGTCATGGAATCGATTTCCGGGCAGAACGCATCTGGCTACACCGCGGCTCCAAAAGTCGCCTACGCCGATACGCTGCAAACCGACGGCTTCTTCCACGAACGCGGCTCCACTGTGGGCCGCCGTTTGGCGCGGAAGCTTCACTTGAACATTATGGACGGTGTCACCATCACTGGTGCCGCCGGTACCACGGGCCCTGGGCCTGAAATGTTCGATCAGCTGATTGCGCCGACTTAATCAGTCGGTGCACTCAGATCGCTTCACAGCGATTCGGTTTCCCTTTCACGTTATGCGAATTCTCGCACATCCTTTCTCTCATGGAGATTATTATGGGTTATAAATACTCTTTCAGCTTTCGTAAAGACCCGTACGCAATTGAGAAATTGATCACGTACGCCCTGCGGCTTAATCGCCGTCGGGTCCCGGTTAACCCCGGGCGGGCTTCTGAGATGTACACAGTTATCGACGAAATCGTGGCACTGATTGGTCTGGTTCTCACGAGCCGGACTTTTGCAGGTTCACTCACTGAGGCCCAAACCCGCCGGTTAACTACCGCGCGAGCCAAGCTTCAGATCAAGGCATTGCCTTGGGAAATCGTCCCGTTTACATTTATTCAGGAGTAACCATGGAAAGCAGAAATAGGCGCGTTTTAGGGCGCGTGGCTGCCAGGAAGTTTAAAGACTTTCCGGCGGCCGTTCTCGGCTCAGGATGGAAACAGGAGTTCCCAAATGAAGATTCACTCAGAATCCTCACGGAGCTCGCCTTGTCACACGCCGTTAAGGGCGGAGAGCAAGGTTTCAGAATCGGGTACTTTATTGCTACTCGGGATTGGAATCCTTTGTGTGACTTTGAGTTGGACTATACACAGTGCACGGCTGAGGAAGCTAAACACTGTCGGCAGGCGCTCGCGTACTTCACGAAGTACATCGGCATCGACCTCGCAGTCGACCGAGAGCAAGCTGCCCGAGTCCGATTCAACAGGGCTGAATCAGACTGCGCTCAAACAAACGACATCTTTCGTAAGCGCGCTCGTGGG